TACATTGGATCATCCCATTGGCCAGTGAGCGCCTTAAAAAGCGCCCTCCAACCATTGAGTAATGACTTAGGAGCCTTCGAATATGGAGCGTACCCCTTATAAAGCGGGCATTGCAACTTAGACGAATAACCTGAAGGACGAGGGTCATAAGACCACCTGCCCAACAGATCAGAATTCCGCGGGACATCCGGATAGTGCTGAAGAATTACTTCAACAGCACCATGCAGATACTCCGCAGCTCGTTCATACCCACCGTCTGACAGCTGATTAGCTGTCGCGCAGGCGGATACGAGCTCCTGAACATGTTGTCTACGAAAAGGAAGGTCGCGACGCACGCGGACCGGAGTTACCTCCGTGCCGTCGTAATAATCGCCACCACAGGACTCACGGAACTTCCCTTTTGAGAAGGACTTGGACCTGTTCACCTTGAGACCATAGGCCTCAAGGTATTCCTCCACGTAGTCGACACTGTCGACGGGAACGATGATATCATCCCCATAGACGCGTACCTCTCCTGATGCGAACATACGTAGTACATACGCAGCAGGATGTCCGCCGGCCTTGCGCAAAGCGGTAAAGATGATGGCTGAAAAAGCCATGACCTCGATCGGAAAGCACAAGGCAGACCCCATAGAGGCGAACTTACGCAGAGAGATCACTCTCCCTGACGGCAGTTCGCTGCGAAGTGACCGACTAGCCAAAATAGCCTCTTGGGCTATCGGCCAGGGTGCAAGCGCGCCTTCAATAAGGCATGCAAGCACTCGGTCACTCGCCTCAGAAAGATCGATCGTTGCAAGGTTACCACGAACTGAACCTTCACGCGCTTTCGCGCGATTCGGAGCTTGGTCGGTGAAACCTTGAGAAGCCCCTACACGGGACCTTTCAAGCAACGGTACGAGCGTCGTCATAATGGCCTGTTGCACGAACTGCATGTGCGTAGGTTCCATAGCGATGACGCGGGGTGTTTTCTGAGTCTTCGGAACAAAAACCACTTTAACGGGTGGTTCGAGATCCGATGGGAGGAGACTGTGATTGTAGTCCGAGTTAGCTCTCCACGTGTGCGAGCAATAGCGCGCATACGGAAAGAGGTACTCAAGTCGGCTCGTCCAAGTGGGCAAGTCGAACTTTCGGTTCCCCAGAAGCTTATCCTGGGTAGAGCCGGGGCCGTGCTTGGGTTTTACTTCCAGACGTGCTACAGCCTTTGTAAGGTCGTTCAGCACATCAGAGTAAAGCCAGGCGAAGCTAGTCGAGAAGTCGTGACGTTGTTCGTCACTGAGCGACTCTTCAATAGCTTCCAAATCAGTCTCACACGTTATGTAAGCGACCTCAGCTGCTCGCTTGCGCGCCTCCGTAGTGTCACGCTCGATCTTCTTAAAGACGAGAGTTAGCTGTCGGACTGCGCGTATTGCAGAGTGGCTGGGATGCTCGCGGAGCATACCGGTACTACTATCGAACACCAGGCCAAGGAAACCCCGCAAAAATGCGGGGAGACCAGATCTCTTCTTGAAACTAATGAAGAGACCAGGGCCAATCCTGCCCAACTCGAGACTTCTTTCAAAGTCAGAAGCATATGCAGGGAGGGTAATCGTCAAAAACGAATCACCCTCGTGTTCGACGCGATCGAGCATAGTGATTATGTCTCGGTCGCAGCTCGTGTCACACTGTTCGGCGCAATCAAGCGCCAAGGCAGACCAGAGTTTCGTCAGGCTTTTCATCTCCTACTTTCGTAAAGGTGATAGCTAGGCGAGTCCTCTAGTCCTC